CTTCTCCTCCTTTCCAAAGAGCGCCTTGACCTCTGCCCGCGCGGCGGCCATGCGCTGCTCCGGGGTCTGCTGGTTCTTGGGCGGCGGGGTGCCGGGGTCGCCAGCCGCCGGGATATCCTGGACACCGGACGCTTTGTAGTCAGCCTCCAAATTCTCCAGATGCTGCTTGCCCTGCCGGGCCGCTTTCTGGGCGGCGCGGTAGGCCATCTCCTGCGCGGTGCAGGCGTCCTCGCCGTACTTTGCCGCCTGAATGGTCTCCGCGTCATACAGCCCCGCCAGCGCGTCGATCTCCTGGATGCGCTCCCGCTCCGCCTTGACCGGATCAGGGGCGGAGTCCTGCACCGCAGGAGCTGCGGGGAGTACCGCAGGCGTAGCCGGTGCGCCGGATGCGGACACAGCGGCTCTTGCTTCGGCCAGCAGAGCCTCGGCCAGCTCCGGGTTCTCCGCCCGAAGCTCTTCCAGATTTTTTGCCATAGTCTTTCCTCCTTCATCGCCGGTCTGCGCCGGCTGATTTGTATTTGTCTCAACCGGAGTGGGTTCCCCAGATGTGACCGTTGGGATTGTATCCGGGGCAAACATCCCCGGCGTCAGGTGGAAGGGGCGGCCACGCACGAACAGGCTCCGCCCGTCGGCGCTGGCGGCAATGTCCAGCGGCTCAGCGTCCTCCAGAATCCTGTCAGCAAAGCCCTTTTCCACTGCCTCAGAGCCAGTCATGTAGGTGGTTTTTGCCATCATGTTTGAAATGACTGTGTCGGACAGTCCGCATTTACGCTTATAAATGGACACCTGGGCTTTGTCCCAGGCGTCATTTCTGGCTGCAATCTCCCGCAATTCATCGGAATTGTAGCCGCCGAACAGGGAACTCCAGCACTTGTGGATCATGATGATGCTGGAGGGGTTGACCTCGACTTCATCGCAGGCAGACATAATAAGGGAGCCGCCGGACATGGCGACTCCGTCCACGATGCATTTCAGCTTAGTCCCCTTTGCAGCCAGATCCCGCAGACGGTTGTGGATCAGGATGGACACACCAGCATCGCCGCCAACGCTGTCCATGCGGATTGTCAGGGCCTTTGCCCCGGCAATCGCCTCCAGATCTTTCAAAAATTCCGTCTGAATGATATATGAACCTTCTACAGGTTCTCCAGTCCACCAATTCACAGGCTGCGCGTCAACGATCTCTCCGTACATGGTGATTTCTGCGTTTTCACCGTCCAGCATCATCATTGTATAGGTGGGCTCGCCATGACGAATTTGGGGGGCTGGAATGACCATCGTGGTTGTGGGTACTGTTGCGCGCACACCCGAACCACAGCGAATAACAGGGGATAATGCTTTATCCATCCCTCGAAACCCTAAAATGTTCATTCCGTATCTCCTTTGCCATCATCTTTCTCATTCAAATTCATGGTGACCTGGACATTCCCGCCGCCGGCGGCAACCAGCTTCTTGTTCTCCGCTGCCAGCTGCTCCACGTTGGCGTCCCAATCCCCGCCGGACATCTCCCTGGTGACCTGCTCATGTGTTTTCAGCGCGTGCTGGATCTGAAGCACGGCGGCCTGGGCCTCCTTCAGCGGGTCAAGACTGCCCTGGGTGGGCCCGATCCACCGCGCCCCGCACCACGCCGCCCGGATAAGCGGGTCCCCGAAAAATCCCGGAGCCTTGATGCGTCCACGGGCCACCGCCTCGGCCAGCCAGACCTCATAGACAGGCTGACAGAAATCCTCCACAAACCACTTTCTGCGCATCCTGAAGTCCTCCCAGGAATCCAGCAGCGCGGCGCGGGCGGCGGAGTAGGATGAATTGTATTCCTTGACCAGCACATCATAGGGAATGCCCATCCCCGCGCCGATGAGTTTGCAGAAGGTATCCACAAAGGCATCAAAACCGGGGACCGGCATATTGGGGTTCCCAAATCGGATGTCTTCGTCCGGATACAGCGTCTGGATCGTACCCGCCCCCATGTCCAGCTCGTTCGGGTCTGTGCGGAGCTGCAAAGCGGCGGCTGCAGATGGATTGACATTCGGAACCGCTATGTCATCCTCGCCGCCTATGCTGTTCCAGGGAATCTCATCCGTATTGTTTTTGAGAATAATCCATGCGGTGAAATAGCTCTGAACCAGGGCCATCTCCAGGGCGGAGTTGATGTACCGGTTCAGCTGCAGGACCGGCTCAATGGCAGGAGCCAGATAGCTTACACCGCGGTACTGATCCGGTCTCTCGCTGCTCATGACGTGGAGGATGTTGGGCAGGTGCGTCTTCTGTCCGTAGGCTTCTACCCGCGCCCATTCATCGCCCTTGCCGGTAATCTGCCAGGGGTAGTTGCTGTGTACATAGTAGGCAACTACCATACCGTTTCCGTCCACCTCAACGCCATCAAAAATGCGGTTGTGGTTGTCGGGATTTTCACCGTCGGTCATGCCAGGATACCGCAAGCCGCCATATTCTACCGGCGTCCGCACCCGGTCAGCCTCCACAATGTGAATCCGCAGCGAGTAAGGCCGGATGCTGTTGGACTCGTACCGCTTAATCACAGGGAACACATCTCCCGACATCAACCAGGAGATCAGCGCCAGCTGCTGCATCCCGGCAAAATCATTCATACCGGTAGCGTCACAGCTGGCCTTCCGGTCCGCCCACAAAGCAAACTCCCGTTCTGTGTGTTTCTGCCACTCCTTCGCCGCCTCCGGCGAGAGGCCCAGCGTCTCCCGGTCGATGGTGCTTTTCAGTGTCAGCCCTACGCCGACAGCTTTCGTTCGGTTGGTGTTGATCGCGCTGGTTGCCAGAGGGCTGGACATATACAGCATCCGGCTCCGCTGGCGCAGCGTATAGTTGTTCCAGTCAATATCTTCACTGGGGGCGCTGCTGCGGGCAATGAATTTCTTCAAGGCCCGCCGGGTCTGACTGGCCCCGGCGTCACCATAGCCTGATGCTTTCGGACGCGCTCCGTCCGGAAGATACAGTTTTGTTCGCTTGTCCTGATACACAGAGTTACCTCCTCAGCAGCCGCTGGAAATGACCGCAAAGGCCCTCCGGCGTTTCCGGCCTTCCAGCAGGGCCTCCAATTCATCCAGCTCTTTCTCCATGTCCTCAATTGCCTTTTTCAGATCAGGCAGGTCAAGACGGGTCAGACTGCGGTTCTCCAGCTGATAACTCTTTACGCCGCCGTCCAGCAGGGAAAGATATGCCTCCCGCAGCTTTGTCAGCGCAGCTCTCCGGAACTCTAACCGCGCACGGATTTCTACTTTGTCAACCATCATTTCCACCTCACCACTCATCGTAAAAGCGGTCCAGAGCGGACCGCCGCTTTTTGGGCTTTGGGCTGGGCGGGGGAGGCTCAGGCGCCGGCAGCGCCAGCGGCTCCACCGCCATCCCCCGCGCCTTCTTCAGCCGCCAGTCCTTGACGTCCAGATTCACGGGCAGCACCTCAAACGCCGCCAAGGCGTAGTTCCGGCAATCCAGAGGTTCGTTCCGCTCATGGCCGGGGATTTTTGCCCACACCCACCGCTGGCGGGTCTTGCCCTCCGGGACCAGATGCTCCGAAAGCAGGCCGTTGAAGTACGCAAGGCCGTAGTCTTCGCGCAACGGGAAATGGCAGTATTTCGGGCCTGGCGCTTTTACACGAAGCCTGTCCATAATCATCTGCTTCCCGGAATCAACGCCCAGCTGGTACTGCCAGCAGGTGCCTTTATAGCGGTTTCCGACAATGATTTTCATCTTCTTCGGCACATCGGTAAAGGGCCGGTCCGGACCGGCCAGGCCCTTGATACAGAACACCTTTTTCCGAACGCGGTCCAGGCACCGCTGCCGCACCTGGGCAGTAAAATGACCGCCTTCGTCCACAAAGGACATACTGACCTTCAGGCCCAGACCATCTTTGAAGCGCAGCACCCGGTCGAATACCATCATGTCCAGACTGTCCCAGGCAGCCGGGTCGTCCGGACTGCCCATGATGATTCCCTTCTCAATGCCCCAGGTCTCCCCGAAATGGCCGTGGCCGACGATCTCATACTCAAAGCGGTCGTCCTGTGTGTCCACGCCGGCGGTCAGGACGAGGACGCCCTCCGGCAGCTCCGCATCGTAGACCTCCCGGCGGCCCAGCATTGTCTCCGGGTCCTGCGTTTCGCCCCGGTTCTCCCACAGCTGGCCGAAGCGGGTGTTATAGACCACCTGCATCTTGGCTGTGTCGCCCTGGGCGTACAGGAACTCCAGAATCGTGCTCTCCCAGCTGGCCCAAGGACTGACAAAGGAGTTGAGCCAAAAAGAACGGACGCCCCTCTGATAGGCGTCCGGGTTCTCGGCGATCCACTTGGCAGGCTGGCGTCTGATTTCCGCCTCAGTGGAGGTGCAGGCGCAGCCTGGACATAGGTACAGAATATTTTTCACCTTATACTGCGCTTTGCCCTGCACCATCGTTTCTTCGGATTCATAGCGGATGCTTTTGAAGAAATCAATGTCGTGATACTCCCCGCAGTGGGGACACTTCACGCACCACCGCTCC